AGACGCAATAATAGATCCAAAAGTAGAAAGCACGTCAAACCTTGAATATGATAATAGCAATAAAAACTATGAGGAATGGCAAAAAGAAGAAAGAAGATTGATAGAACTTTTAGTACCTGAAAAATACCATAAAGAAGAAGATAACGAATTATCAATTAGAAAACCTGAAATAATAGATTTTGATCTACCTAAAACATGGAAAATAAAACTGCAAATAAAATATATTCCTTTACTAAATGACAGATTTGTCGGCGTGTTTGATTATGAATATGATATAGGTGGGCATTATTCACCGCTAGTTATCCAAACAAAACATTATAAAAGTTTACAAGAATTAAAAAATCATTTCATAACAACTTTTTTAAAAATGGTGCAAGATGATAGAACAAGGGGCGAACACATGACAAGCCTAGGAAAAAATGCGTCAGGAATATTTAAATATTTTGATAAATATACAAAACTTTTAATACCTGATGAAAATAAAGAAGTCGAAGAAAAGCCCAAAATAAAACCTAAGAAAAAACCAAATAAAAAAGAAGTAAAAAAAGATAATTCAAAAGGTATTCTTGAAGAATATCAAGAAATATTCAAAAAAATTAATTGTCAAGATGCTTGTAAGTTTGAAACATTGATTAACCTTTTTGAAAAGTTTAACAATAAAGTACGATCAATAAAAAACTATCCTGATAGAGAATTAAAAAGACCTTTTATTTTTAATTGGAGCAAATCAAAATTTGTTTTTCCTTGTGAAAATTTCGTCCAATTTGAAGAGGATTTTTTACAATTCTTTAAAAAAATGACTAGAAAAAAAGCTTATCTTTTCGATTTAACCAAGGTATAATATCCCAATATTTAGGGAGAATAAAATGCAACAACTAATAAAATTAAGTAAAACCTCAAAATTAAATTGTTTTTCTTTTGGTCTTGATGCTCGTGAGTGTATAACAGGGCAAAAACTAGCTAAGAAAAAAAATACAACGTGTTCAAAATGCTACGCACTCAGGGGCAATTATAATTTTTCAAGCGTAAAAAAAGGAAAAAAAACTAATTTAAATCATCTTAACGCTAAATATTTTGTTTATGTCATGACTTACCAATTGCAAAGCTTACGCCTTTTCAGATGGTTTGATAGTGGGGATTTACCACATTTTAAAGCCTTATTAAAAATTGTTGAGATTGCAAAAAATACCCCTCATTGTGATCATTGGTTAGCTACTAGAGAAATTAAGTTTAAAGTAAAATTAGATAAAATGGTCGAAAGTGGAGAAATCAAATTACCTAAAAATTTAATGATCAGATATTCAAGCCCTGAGATTGACGGAAAACCTTTAAAAACTCAAAAATTTACATCAACAGTTCATAAGGATAAAAAACCAATTGGATTTATTTGTAAAGCCCCTTCGCAAGGTAATAAATGTCTTGATTGTGTTGCTTGTTGGGATAAAAGAATAAAAAATATTTCTTATAAATTGCATTGAAACCTGAAAATAAATTTAAATCTAAAATCATAAAAAATCTTACTGCTTCAACTTTTGCAATAGAAACTTATTTAAAATTTGGTCTTCCTGATATTTACGGATTTTATAAAAATAGTTCCTTTTGGCTTGAATTTAAATGTAGCAAGATGAAAAAAGTTAATATCTCACCTTTACAAATATCATGGAATTATAAGCACTTTGAATATAATCCCATTAATTTTTATATAGTAGAGAGCCTTGAAGCGAGAAGCTTTAAACTCTTTGGGGGAAATCAGGGAAAAGAACTATTAAAAATAGGCTTTGATCTTGAGCCGTGCCTCATGCATCTTGAACCAAGAAGCGAAGACTATAAAAAACTAGATAATTTTCTTAAATCGTTATAAACTCCCAATTAAAAGGGAGAATAAAAAATGCAAGATATAATATTAAAAAATGCATTGGTTGAACTAGGTTTGCCTCAAGACGAGGTAGCTAGTGCGATTAATGATTTCAAAGAAGTTCACATGAAAGATCAATGGAACAAGGAATACGATTGTCTTGATAGTGATGATTGTAATTGTCCTGAGTGTGGAGAATACTTATTGGCTCATATGATCGGTGAGGCTCGTGCCATGTTTGGCGATAATGTTCCTGATGCTTTTGATCTTTTATATTCAAGAGTTGAACACTACGGCAAAACTCATATTACAAATTTTAATCTAGATCGTTTCACGGATCAGGTTAATTCAGCTGACGTTAATTATAAAATTAGAAATGGAAAAGCATAATGGGATATAGATTTGAAACAATACTAATGAGCGAGGAAGCTTGTAAAATGTTCTTTACGCCAACAGATAATGTTATAGTTCGAGAGTATGGAGCGTACATTTGTATGACTTTAGATTTGCTAAGGGTTTCTTGTATCACTGAAGAAACGCTACCTGAGATTAAAATCAGGGAGGCTATCCTTGAGGCTATTAGTGACGAGATCAAAGACTCAACAGGAATTAAATGGGAAACCTTTATGGGATTACATACTAATGTTGAATTTGAAATTAGATCTAAATTCATTACTAGAATATCTCAACATCAAACTAAATTATCGAAGCGTGATATAAATCGCATTCGAGAAAATCATTATAATAAAATCAATGAAGCCAAACGCCAAGTTGCGTGAGGCACGATCCAAGGATCAGGGTATTAAAGCCCTGATCTTCATCCTAATATCTTTATTAATCTTTTAACTTTACTTGGGGCTAGAACTCTAGCCCCATAATCTTCTCCCAAAAATCTCTAAAATTTAGTCGGCAATAAATGCTATTTTTTTCACCTTCTGGACATTTTTTTAAATCGCCCTGGAGCGTGTATCTGGACACATGAACCAGGGGCAGCAGCTGCGGGTCCCTTGAGCCTAGAAAATCCAAACCTTTTTTTAAGCAACCCCCACCACCAAAAATCGGCCCACGCAAAATTTTACATACCCCTATAGCCCTAATTCACACAAACATTTACATCCCAAATCATTTGCATATACTAAGAGTAATGATCAAAAGAAGATTTGATTTAAATCCTTATGAAGCTCTTGGTTGCATGGTTCGTATCAACTACGACAGTAATTACATGAAGTTTATGGAGGTAGAACATCTTATAGACCACTATCTTAAAAGTATTGTTCAGGGAAACTATCTCCTTTGGACAAGAGATAATAAACCTTTTGCCTATGCAACGTGGGTCCCTAGCCAAGAAAAAACCGAAGTGTTCCATATGGCAGCCCCCTACGGCAAAGTTTCGTACCTATGTAAAGACTTGAAAAGGTACTTAAATAAATATAAAAAAATATATAAGGTACGTTTCATGAGACGTGACTCACGAGGCAATCTTAAACGAAATGGATATATAAATACATGGGATCAGAAACAGGAAAAAGTTCAAGAAACGCAGAGAGACAAGCAAACACCGCTGAGTTAATGTCAAACATCATGGCACCCGGTGCAGGTGAAATTTCTAAAAGAAGAGAAAAAGAATTACAAGATGCAGCCAACAAAGGTAGAGGTGTACAATTTGAACCTGGATCTCGACCATTTGTAGGTGGAGAAAATGTTTTTCAAATAGATCCCGCTACAGGTGAAAAGAAAAGAATTATGCGAACAGGTGCAACCGCAGCTGATTACACAGGTACTATCAGAGCTAACCAACCTACAACAGGAGAATTTTTTGGAGATATCACGAGAGGATTATTTGGTGGTCAAGCAGATACACCACAATTCAACTTACCTGTTAAACCACCTACTTCGACACCACCACAAGCTAACGCTCTTGTTCCCTCACTCGTAGGTTCAGGTAATGTTAACTTTGCTAACATGGCACCAGCTCCACAAAGAACACAAGGTTTAATTCCTAACGTGATTAATACAGGAGGTATCATGGGAATTCTCATGAACACAGGCAAAGACCTTTTAGGAAAAGGTAAAGATATGTTTGGTCCTGCAATTCCAGCTCCTGTTCCCACAGGAAATATATTTGATTTATTTAGAGGTACGGGGAATCAAACCGTAGGCAGTGTTGTCCCTGAAGCAAGCGTCATGCCTCAAGAAGCAGTAGGCATTGAATCTATTCCCGATGCAACTGATGCACCCGCATTTAAAGATTTAACTCCACAAGATATTTTAAAACAACCTTTAGAAAGCATTAACGATGTTATTCAAGGCATTCAACAAGGAGAATTAATGTTAGATATAATAGGTTCTCCAGGATCGAACACTCAAGAGATACTTAGTTCTCCTGCCGTAACTAATGCGATTGATTTGTCAAGAAGGTTTCCAGGGATTTTTGATCAGATAAGAAATCAACAGATATAATGATTCATGGCTCACGCCTCATTAAACACAGCTCCTAGAGAACAATTAGAACAAGAACTCATCGCAGAGAAGATGCGATATCTCGATCATTGTGAAAAAAAGTTTATTCCTTTTGTCAAACACGTTTGGCCCGAGTTCATTGATGGCAAACATCACAGACAGATAGCAAAGAAGTTTGAAGATATAGCAAAAGGAAAGATAAAACGTTTAGTGGTTAACATGCCACCTCGACATACAAAATCAGAATTTGCTTCCTATCTTTTTCCTGCATGGATGATTGGAAAAAATCCTAAATTAAAAATAATTCAAACCTCCCACAACTCGGAACTCGCTACACGCTTCGGTAGAAAGATGAAGAATTTGGTAGATGATAGTTTGTACAATCAAATATTTCATAATGTCCAGATTGCAACGGACAGTAAAGCGTCAGGTCGTTGGGAAACGAATCATGGTGGTGAATACTTTGCTGCGGGTGTGGGTGGAGCGATTACAGGTCGTGGTGCAGATTTATTGATTATTGATGATCCCCACACGGAACAAGATGCAATGTCCGATACGGCAATGGACAATACCTATGAGTGGTATACTTCTGGTCCTCGTCAGCGTTTGCAACCAGGGGGAGCTATTGTTGTGGTTATGACACGATGGAGCGAGAAAGATTTAACAGGACAATTAATAAAAGCTCAGGCAAAAACTGAAAAGGGAGATAAGTGGGAAGTCATTGAGTTTCCTGCAATCATGCCTAGTGGTAATCCTATCTGGCCTGAGTATTGGAAGATTGAAGAATTAGAAAAAGTAAAAGCAGCTATTAGTGAAAGTAAATGGCAAGCTCAATATCAACAACAACCCACCAGTGATGAAACAGCTATTATCAAAAGAGAGTGGTGGAAGAAATGGACAAAGCCTAGTGTCCCGCCTTTATTACACATCATTCAAAGTTATGACACAGCATTTAGTAAAAAAGAAAGTGCTGACTATTCTGCTATTACAACATGGGGCGTGTTTCAAGATGATGGCATGTTAGGTCCCAGTTTAATTATGATGGATGCAGAAAAAGGAAGATGGGACTTCCCTGAACTAAAACGTATCGCATTAGATAAGTACAAAGAATATAATCCTGATAGTGTAATCATTGAAGCAAAAGCATCAGGTATGCCTTTAACACAAGAATTAAACAGATTAGGAATCCCAATATCGAACTTTACACCTAGTAGGGGTAATGATAAGTTGACAAGAGTTAACTCCGTTTCACCTGTATTTGAATCAGGAAAAGTTTACTACCCTGAAGGATACGAGTGGGCTGAAGAAGTGATTGAGGAATGTGCAGCGTTTCCTTACGGAGAATATGATGACTATGTGGATAGTATGACACAAGCAGTGATGAGATATAGACAAGGGAATTTTGTGTTGTTAGATGATGACTACGAAGCTCCCCCAAGAGATTATAAGGAATACGAGTATTATGGCTAACTTAAAAGATATTCTAGCAAAAGTAAGAGAAGGTGTACTAGATAAAGGAATTAATATTCCTACAGAAGCTGGAGGCACATCACAAACTACAAGTAGTAGAGTAGCATCAACCTATCGACTTCCCCCTGGAGGAAAAGAACAAGTATTACGTGCTAGTACAACTACACCAGGTGTCATGCGTTCAGGAACAATTTTAAATGTGACAGATTCTTATAAGAAAAATATTTTAGGACTTTCTCCTGGTGAGTTACTGGTAAACGTAGAAGAGATGCAACTTGATAAATTTAAATCTAAACGTGTTCCTCCTATGGGTTATGAATTTGTAGATGTCAAACCTTTCAGACCAACAGAAATGACTTTTAAAGATTGGTACACAAATACTTATAAAAAAGATGTTATTAGAACTCCAAAAGATTTAGCAGAATACAAATATTTTAATGCACAAAATTTTTTAAAAGAAATGAATGAAAAAGGAGACCTTACAAAATTAAAAGGTGGAACTGCTTTAGGATTTAAAACCTATACTAAAGATGCCCTTGATCAACTTGCAAGATTGCGAGGATATATTTTTGCTTTACCTAATAAAATACCAGGACAAAAAACACAAAGCCTTGATAGATATATTGGACAACTGTTTGATAATATTGGTGCTATTCAAGAGTCAAATATAAAATATTCAGATGTAATATCAGATTTAAAAAAGCAAGATCCTAAAAAGTATGGTGTTCTTACAAAGGATTTTGCAAAAGAAAGAATTAAGTTTTCTGCTGAGAGTATAGTTGATGGTGCTGCAGTGGATGCAGTTTCTGAAGTTCAAAAAAAACAAGGAGCTGATTTTGACTTTAATTCACCTAAAACAAAAAAGGCGATTGCATCAACCTTTAAAACATTATTAAAAACAACTTTGTATGCTCCTGCAGGAGTGGTAGCTGTTATCTCAGAAGGACTAGCTGCGGGAGAATTAAATCCTGAAGATCAAAGTTTAGAAACAAAACAAAGAATCGAAAGTGGTGATGTTCGCACAATGGATGAACAAGCACAACGAGAGATGTATCGTGAAAATCCTGAAGTAGCTAAGTTGATTAGAGAGGGAGCAGATTTATCTCCTAGAATTCAAGGAATGGATCCTTTAGGATTGATGAAACCAAAGAAGAATAAAAAGGTAGATAGTACAAAAGAAACAGGTATTATGACAATTGATGAAGTATTCAAATAAAAAAATTATTAGTAAACCAAAAGTAAGAATAGTAAAGCCGAGAGGATTTGAAAGAATGATGCCACAAAAAAGACCAAGAACGAGGATAAGCTAATGGCTGTTGATAAAAGAATTTCATATGAAGATATTAAGGATAGCTCTATTGAAGTAGAGGGTGAGATTCCACAAGATATCACTATTGAAGAAGAGATAGAAACAACTGACTTTGAAGAAGATGCAACAGGAGCCATGGTTCCTAGTAAACCTGAGTTAGCTCCCGTATCATTTAATTCAAATCTAGCAGAATACTTAACAGACCAAGATTTAGATATGATGTCTATTGAGCTTCTTGGAGATATCACAGATGACAAAACATCAAGAGAAGATTATTACGAAACATATGTAAAAGGTTTAGATCTTTTAGGATTTAAACTACAAGAAAGAACTCGTCCTTTTAGAGGAGCATCCTCTGTAACACATCCTGTTTTAGCAGAAGCAGTGACACAATTTCAAGCTCAAGCATATCGTGAACTTTTACCTGCGGGTGGACCTGTTAAAACAAAGATTATGGGAACACCAAGCCCTGAAGTAGAAGAACAAGCAGATCGTGTAAAAGATTTTATGAACTATCAAATCACAACAGTGATGAAAGACTATGATCCTGAAACAGATCAAATGTTATTTTATTTACCTTTAGCAGGATCAACTTTTAAAAAGATTTATTATGATGCTGTCTTACAAAGAGCAAAAGCAGAATTTGTTCCCGCAGAAGATTTAATTGTTCCTTATCATGCATCAAATTTAGAACAAGCTGAAAGAGTTACTCATGTTATCAAAATGAATGGTATTGAGTTAGAGAAGAAGAAAGCTCTAGGTTTATATCGTGATGTAGAATTACAACCTCATGATGACACAAGTAATATTCAAGATAAGTATGATCAAATTGATGGCACAAAAGCAACTGCCTATAAATCTGATGAATACACTTTGTTTGAATGTCACTGTTATTTAGATATACCAGGATTTGAAGATGCAAACGGAATGAAGCTTCCTTACATCGTCACTGTTGATGAGGGATCAGGTAAAGTTTTATCTGTCTATAGAAACTATGACGAACAAGATGTTTTAAAGAAAAAGAAAGATTATTTTGTACATTACAAGTTTTTACCTGGGCTAGGTTTTTATGGTTATGGATTAATACACATGATTGGTGGATTATCCAAAACTGCAACACTTGCATTAAGACAGCTTCTTGATGCAGGAACCTTGAGCAACTTACCCGCAGGTTTTAAAACAAGAGGTTTAAGAATACGTG